CCACGTTCTGGTCTGTAATATACTCCATTTATTTGAGACTTAATTAAACCCATACTGTCAATCATTTCTTGAGTAGGTTTAATCACTTTTGTCTCAGGTGATATATTGTACTGTATCATCATATGTGGATACTCGGAAGTAATATCATATGATAAATTGTACTTGTAAAATCCTGGTTTGGCTTCTACATGACCACCTTTTGAACGATTATAAATGGTAGCTGGAACTGTTACTTTTTTCCCATTTATTGCTTCTACTCGTTCTTCTTTATCGTCCCCAGGTGTCCAATTCTGCCAATTTTTTTCATTGGTTGAATTGTTACGATACATTTTTTCATCAGTCCACCAATCATCCTGATGTTGTTTGTCAGGCATAATTTTTTTATCTTCATGAAGTTTTTTCAAAATTGCACCAGTACCAAGTGCAACTGGACTTGAAACATTATCAATTGGAACTAAAGTTTCATAAGCAAATGTAATAACCAACTCAATAAGTTTAAGTTTTTTATCAAGTGCTTTTACAATAGCTACATCTTGAATATTGTAGTCAACAAACAATTCCCAATCAGTATTATAAATGCTAGAAATTTGTCCATCTAAATCTAATTTACCCATTCCAACTTCAGCCACACCAATTGCTTGCAACGTATAAGAAGGTCGTGTTACATAAGTATAATTTTTATACAATTCTAAGTAATCTAAATTAGCAATACCCATAATTTTATGTCTATGAAAATCTACTTTGTTAATTGGAGATAATTTCTTTGTTGCTTCTTCACCAAGTAAATATTTGAAACGGTTTATGATATACGGAATGTCATAAAACGCAGTATTCCATCCAGTAAGAATATCAAACTTTTCTTTTCTCCACCATTTAATAAATGCTTCACATAATGTAACTTCATCTCTACAGTAATAATAATCTTGAACAAATTCACTATCAGCTTTATTATGATATTCTTTAGTTCCAAAAGTTGTCATTCTGCCAGTTTTACTTGACTCTACAGATATTAAATTAATCTCACAAGCATGACGTTCAGGCTTCCAATCTTCAGGGTCTTCTGCTTCACCTGATGCAACTTCAATATCAATGTACGCAATATTAAAATCCTTTGCATTAGCTTTAAGCTTTTGCCCACCATATCTATTGCCTAAGAACTGCATAGCAGGCTGAATATTAGTTTCGTATGTCTTAATACCAGTCTGCCTTAAAGCGTTTAGACTCTTTCTATCAGTTGTGGTTTTTTCTAAAACAGACACACCAAAAATATCTTTAATTGGTGATTTGCCAGTTTTATCTTCTAAATAATATTTGTGATCAACATATTCTTCAACTTTATTAGTTTTACCATTTACAGTTTCCCATAAATGGATTTTATTTGTTCTACCATCGTAATAAACATTTTTAAACAAATTTCTACCTACTTTCTAGCGTGTGGGAATTTGTCAAATACAGTTTTCTCTAACAGTTTAATGTTATTTTTAATTGCTTCAGCATTAGGTGAGTGCATTCCACAAGCCTGTGCATGCCCACCACCAATACCCAATTCTTCAAGCATTAAACCTATGTTAGCATCTTTAATATTTGACCGAATTGACAACCCACCACTCTTAGGGTTTTTAATTATAACTAGATTAATATCTGTTTCGTTTTCCATTATTTGGTGTGGAATTTCATTTATAAAATCATCAATAATTACTAGGCATCCTTTAATTGTTTCCAATTCAAAAATTTCTAATTCATCGTATAATTTATTAAAATCTCGTTCTCTGCGAAGGAAGAAACTATTATCTTTTTCAGTAAAAATTACACAGCCACCATGAAATCTAGTTCTAAATTCTATATCACCCATATGGTAATAAAGCATTTTGAATTTTTCACTTTGTTCATGCTCATGTATCCAAAGGTCATAATCATTAATGTAGCGCATTAAATCGTCTAAGTGTGACAAGTCAATGTTTAAAGCTATCTCTAGCCATTCTTTAACTAATAATGATGCCGCTTTTTCTTCATAAACAAAACACAAATTTTCTGGGTCGTGATATTTTAAAGCAGTTGAGTGATGGTCTATCAAAATTATCTTTTCGTGTTTCAAAAGATCTACATTTTGCTCAGGTGAAATATCAGTTAATAATACACAATCATACGCATCATAATTTAATTCTTCTAATACACGATTGATATTGTGATATCCAGCTTTGCGATATTCTACATTTTTGAAGCTATTGGCAATACCAATTTGGCTACCCGCTCCATCCATGCAGTTTCCATGAGTAATACTAACAATTTTCGCATTAGGATTACTCAAAAGTTTTTTAATTTTTTCTAAGTTGTTTTCTATATCTTTTTTCATATTGAACTCCTTTACTAATATCATAGGTGTTTAATATTGAATTAACAAGTTTTATTTGACGTTTAAAATATCAGTTACAAGTTCAACAGTATTTGGTGATTGGTCACCTTGAATCATTCCAAATTCAATTAATGTATTTCTAACATCAATGCACATTCTTTTTATTGATTTTGATTGATTAAACTCAACTAATGAACTACCTATAAACCAAGCATCAACTTTGTTGTACATAAAGTTGTTTGCGTCATGAAACCATATATCAGGTGTATTAGCAGTTAGTTTTTGTTGTGATATGTATTGTTCTAACAACGTTTCAATATCATCATCTTCTTCCTCACCAAGAGAAGCAACCAAAAAGCTTTTCAGCCCTTCGGTTGCGAAAAATGCACCAATATGTGCTAAAGGCATTTGGTTTACAACACTCACTAGTAAATACTAACTAAATTATTTACATACTCTGAGGATTCTAAATATCTTCCATCTCTAACTAATATGTCATATTGTTTGCTTCTAACGTCATTATATGCATCAGCTTTGCAGTTTTCTGCAAATACTTTATCAATATCTTCTACAGTACAATCAGTTGGAAGTGATACAATATTTCCGTCATATGGTGATGGTTTTCCGTTTGTAAACGTTGAACCAATTCCAACAATACCAAGAGCTGCATATTCACATTGTTTAATATCTGATTTTGAATAATTAAAGTTATTTGGTGTAAGTGGTGCAATACCAAAGTCAGCATTTTGATTTTTAAGTGTATTTGCATATCCCCAAGAATCAACCCAATTAATAATAGTTATTTTATCTTTAATTTCTTCAAAGAACCAAGGTAAACCACCCATAACTGTAAACTCAATTTTACCTGAATTAACTGATTTAATTACCCAATCTTTCCAAGCATTATCAAAGTCACCTAGCATAAGTTTCTCATTTGAATAATGAGTAGGTGAACCAGTATAAATTACTTTTGGTATTTTAATATCTTGTTTAATTGGAGCACGTCTTTTGTTACCAAAGAAAAATTGTGGAACTGCATTTGGCAAAACAATACATTGAGGTTTTACACCCAAAACATTTTTAGCATAATTAGCTAAGAACGGTGTGCTAAATGTACAAATATCCATTAAGTTCATAATCTCAACTGACGATTTTTTAATGTCATCACCAATACTTGTAGAACCAAAATTGTATGATGGAACTCCATCTTCTTTATCACCACCTTGCTCTTCGTTTTTTCCCCAAATAAAGTCATCAATATCCCAAACCATTTTAAATTGATATTGTGGTTGTGCCGCTTTATATTGTTTAATAATATCTAAATGGCTTGGTGTCATTTGACGTTGGAAGAAAATTGTTTTTGCTCTTACTAGTAAATCATGCTGGTGAATAAACAATGGTGATTGAACAACCATTCTTTGACCAGTTTTTCCAAATAACGCATTTAAATATGACATTGGAAAAATATTTCTAATATGACCACAACCAGTTGTATCACTCATAAAACTAAGTATTACATTTTTCTTTACTTGAACCGTTTTTCCATTGTCAGTTATGACATTTACATCTTGAGCTTCACGTGGATCTCTTGTTGGCGTTTGTGGTTGGTTATGACTTTCTAATTCTCTAAGAAATTGGTCAGTTGAGTTCTCTTTTGAACCACCCATCAATTCTTTTTCAAACGCTTCTAAATCACTAGTTTCTACCATTTGTACTCCCGTTATTATCATTAAATTCATCTACTAAATCAGTAAATGCTATTTTAGTTCCATTATCAATTTTTTTACAGTGGTTGCAGTCAATTTTATTTGTTGAAATATTCAACGTAACATTTAATGACCCACAACTCACACAACGATTAACTTCCATATTCATACTTTAGCCTTACATTGCTCGTATAATTCATTCATCTTATTAAAAACTGTTTTTTGATTATCAATATCTTTAGTTTTAACATATTCTTGAATCATATTCATAGTATCTTGTATTTTCAAGTCATCTATCGTTGATTCCATATCAGGATTAATAATTTTAATTTCAACTGGAAAAGCTGGTTCAAAATCCTCAATCTCTTTAATGTAATTATCAAAAAGTGACTCATCTCTATCTTTATCGTACTTTATATATACGTCTACTACATTGCCATGAATCTTATGTTTAGTAATCTTTTCAGGGAAGGCAATCTTGACATATTTAATAGTTTTTTTAGTGTTTACAAACTTATACTTTAAGGTATCAGTATCAAGGATACAAAATCCTCTTTCATCACCAATATCGTGACGTGATAAATGATAAGCATTACCAATATATTGTATTTTCTTACCTTGACGAGTTTGTTCACTTCTAGTATGAAAATGACCTGAGAAAACTAACTCAAAATTATCTAAGAAAGTATCACCATGTAAACCGTGATCACATACACTTTTATTATTAAATTTAAATCCTTGTATTT